GGTGGGAGTAGGATCTGGTGTAGGTGTTACTGTAGGAGTTTCAGATGGAGTTGGTTCTGGTGTTGCGGTAGGACTTTCTGAAGGAGTTGGCTCTGGGACTACTGTAGGACTTTCTGATGGTGTAGGCTGAGGAGTTGCTGTGGCAGTTTCTGAGGGTGTTGGTTCAGGTGTCGGTGTTGGAGTCGGTGTCGGTGTTGGAGTCGGTGTTGGGTTTGGGGCGGGAGCTGGAGGCTCCGTAATTGTTTGAATTGTTAATGGAAAAACTTGTCCATTTTGCGTATACCTAACACCATATCTTGCACCTGATGGCGCATTTGAGCTAACCTGAAATGTTGGAGTCCATGTATAATTTGTTGGATTAATTTCAGCATACAATCTAATATAAATTGGATTTCCAGAAGACTGACCCCATGGCAGAACTTTCCAGTCAACACAAAGGGTCGTTGATGTGGATCCATACCTTACATAAAGATTATTGTTTGCTCCCCACATAAATCCATTTTGAAATGCATGATAATCATATGCTGCTATAGAAATAGATGGTGTAGGGGGAAAATTCCAAAAAGTATAGTCGCCTTGTCCAAATGTCAGTGTTCCTTTAGGACTTACATAAACATTTCCATTATAAACTGTACCGCCAAATTCTAGTGGTGTATTTAAATTCATTAAGAATGCCTGATCTCCACCATTTACCTGGTGGGTATCGCATACAAATTCATTTGCTTTTGCGGCAGGGTAAAGTAAAAGCCAACTAAATGATAGTAACCCTGCTAATAGTATTCTTAACTTTCTACTCAACTAGAACTCCTAGTACAATTAACTTTTAATTGCTAGCTAATTATACCAAGAATTAGTTATAAATTACTTTGGGTTATCTGTTTTGTAAAAGCCAGAACCTTTAAATTGAACACCAACACTATTTACTATGATACGATGCATTTGATTACCACATTCTATGCATTCAGTATATGCGTCACGATCATCAATTGGTCTATTTGATTCAACAGTTCTTTCACAGAACTCACACTTGTAATCGTATGTTGGCATTTTTCTCCTAAAGTTAAATGAGCAGTTTAGACACATACTCAGGTGTATCCCAAGGCGTAACTATTAGCCCGTGTCCATCTACATGGACAGAACTATTATACCTTACTTGATTTTAATTGTCTTTGGCTTTTTTTCTTCTGGGATGACACGATCTACATCAATATGCAGCATGCCATTTTTAAATTCTGCCCCGACAACTTCCATGTATTCACCAAGCGCAAATGTGCGTGTGAACTTACGGGCAGCAATCCCCTTGTGGAGCACTTCTCCAGTTTCTTCAGTAGTAACTTCACCTTTTACAATCAAAGTTTGATTATCTACAGAAACCTCAATGTCCTTTTTATCAAAACCAGCGACAGCCAAGGACACACGGTATGAGTCCTCGTCTAGCTTTACGATATTATATGGAGGATACGATTGAGTTGTAGCCTCACGATGAACATTGTTAAAACGCTCTAACTCACGGTTAAAGCCAATAAAAAATGGATCCTTAAAAAGATCCATTGCAAATGTGTGTACCATTTTATTCTCCTTTTAAGCGAGTAAATTAATATACGGGCCCCGTATGGCGACCCGTATATATTATATCAAATCAGTTTTTTAAAGACTAGTAGATTTTCTTTTTCTTATCTTTCATCTTTTTAGCATCTGCTTCTGATGCATAAAGGGCTCTCATGTGAGCCTCCGCCCTTGATTGGCTTGGATGGCAACCAACTAATTCTCCACCCTCTTTAACGACTGCAAATCCTTTGCAACCTGCTACTCCCTGCTTAACTTTCCAAGGCATGTTATCTCCTAATCATTTGGAATATTGTTTTTATCAATATCCATTGGTATTAATCCGAGCTCTTTAGCAGCTCTTTTTCCTTCTTCTCTAATATGAATTGTAGCATTTAAATCTTCATCATATTCTATGTCTATCAAGTCCATTTGATAAAGCATCATTAAAGACTCATCTATATGACGAATATGTGATTCCCATAATTCTGGAGCAACCTCTTTTGCCCGCTCAGATATAGCATATATGATTTCACCATTTTCATCAACGCCCTCTATTTCAACGGCACCGATTTCAATATAATGCTCTAGCATCATTGACTCCGCTTCATTGTCTTCGTCATACATAGTATAATTATACTCCTTTATTTACTAGTCCGCCAGGTTGGATTTGAACCAACGATTCATACCTTATAAGAGTATTTCCAAAACCAGACTAGGATACTGGCGGTCTCTTAATATATTTTACTGCATTATTCAATAGGTTTATATCATCATTTAATAACCCTATTGCAGTATTGCAATTACTACATAATACACCACGAATGCATTTTCCACAAGACCAGCCACCTTTACAGCATAAATGATCATGATCTATATGAATAGCTTTTTTCTCTTTACATATCCAACAGTTTCCATTATGCTTTTTAAGCATTTTTTCATACTGATCTTTTGTAATATTATGACGCTTAAATCTCCTTGGATCATAACCTAAAAACTCAACATCTTGATTTCTTTTTTGCCTTCTATATTTATTTGCTGCAAGCCTGCATTCGTCGCAAGCCACCTCCTTATTTTTTTTATGTGTTTGATATCCAGAATATGTTCCGCATTTAACCATAGATGTATTATATCATAACTTGTGTATCATAATAGCTATTGTAATGTGCCGTCCTCATTTTTGTCAATAGTATTTTCAACTATCTGCTGGACATAATCAGAAAAATGTTTTCTAACGCTACCTGCTGGTCTTGATCCTGCCGACTTCCATATTCTTTTATATTCTACTACATTGGCAAATGTGGTGGGGCATAATTGTATCCCATAATATTCTTTTAATACTGTTGGAAGCGGCACATGCTTACCACAGCATTTACATTCTTTAGCTTTTTCTTGATATGTACTCATACTATTTCCATTCCCTCTACTATATCCGCCAATTCTTTAGGCATTTTAGGAGCCTTAATCAAATTCATTCTTCCATCATCTTCTGATTTAAAATCTCTATCATAAATCATTGAATCATAAGTATGAACCTGAACCTCTTGTAATGTATTAAATTTGCTTCTACTAATTGAATTATATATAGATCCGCATACTGCGTCCGCCAAATCTTTGGACCCTTTTCTTGGATGATCTACACGATCTCTCATAATTTTTAGTTGTAATAACTCATCAATCAAAAGCGGTATGTGTGGCCCACTCAATCTATCTTCTGCAACAACCATAGCCATATCATCATAATGTTTTTTTGCCACTGACAATGTTTCAGTATTTATTCCGTATTGTTTTAGCTGTTGCATCATATCATGAGAATTCCATCTATCAAATGTACAAATTTTAATATTAAATCCAGCAGTTCTTAATGACAAGATATAGTCTTTAACTTCTGTAAAATCTACAGACTTATCTGCCGTCGGAGTCCAATACCTTACAGCATCAACTTCCACAATTGGGGCTGGTTGAGAATATGTATCGGTAACTTTAACATTAACCCATTTTTGAACATGTGCCATAGATACAGCGCAATGATCGTGCTTTTGTGCAAGGTCTACGTGCAGAAAGTATTCTTTATCTGGATCTGGCGCAAACCATGTCTCAAGCCTACCGAATGAATCTATTGCTAGTGCCATGTTGCTAAATGCTTTTTCAATCTTTTCACGAGATTTAAAAAATGCATCAACGGCTTCTGGCGGCATGCATGCGAAACGACTTAAGGCATCGGACATATTTTTATAAAACTCTACTTTAAAATCTTCTATTTTTTTAGTAGGATTTATTTCCCATGTTGGTCTTTTTAGGGCATAAACCTTGGGTATATTATAAGAAACAATATGATCTTCTTCCCATTCTACTGTTATCTCATTACCTTCAGTTCCGTCTGGAAGATCTTCGTCCATCTTTAAAGTTTTAGTTCTAACCACAGTTTCTTTTTCTGCAATAACTGAATCATAAAACTTTTGAATAGGATCATTCTTAAAGCGTGGGAATGAAAGAAGAATTACCTTTCCATAGTCTGGAAAACGAGATACTACAGATCCACGATACATGTCGTAAATAGCATCAGCTGTTTTGGCTTGATCATGCCCAGTTGTATTTTCTGTAGCAAAGCCCGAAATTTCGTCAAGGATAACAGCTATTACGTTGTATCCCTCCCACGCCTCTCTCTCTGAGTGACCAGAATGAACTGTAATATTTTTATTAAACTTAATTTCTGAAGCCTTAGCTTCATACTTACCTACAAACCATGGAGATCTTTCTATTCTTGTTTTAAATCCTTTAAAGAAAACATTGTTTGCCTGCTGAGCATTGATAGCAATATTAAGAATATCTATTGAATCCCCTGGAGGTTTTCCATAATATGTGGCTGGATCTTTTAAGCACAGCAATAGGTAAACCATATATGAAACTGAAATGGTAGCAGTATAATCTTTACCAGAGCCTTTGCCCAATTGTGCAATTACTTCATTACAAGTTTGTTTAAATTTTCTTGTACCTTCATCTTCACCAAATAATTTTACTAGTGTTGATTCCTTGTATATCTGGCTGCTTTTCTCAATGAGCGTATACTGGTACTCCGATAACGGAGGGAGCGCAAGGTAATCTGGGCTTGTAACAAATTCTCGTAAACTGACTGGTCTTTCATCAAATTCCTCTCCATCTAGGATATCAATGAGATCATTAAAATTAAGATCCACTTGCTTCCTCGTTTATAACTACCGCCTCAACTACACCAGTAATTTGTGATAGTCTTTTTGCAACTTCCATCTTACATTTTGGACAAGTGGCGGTAACTTCTTTTAATATTTTTACAAGAATATCTTGTTTTCTTTCAGTTTCTGCCAACTGAGTCGCAAGTTCTGCATTGTCCAATAACCCGACTTCTTGCAGCATGCCTATTCTTTTGCCCTCAATATCTGCAATAAGTTTTAAGGCAGTTGCTTTTACATTTAGCTGACCAGCTTGGTCAGCATCTTCAACGGTTCTCCAGGCTTCTTTAATAAGCATGGCATAATGCTGATCTGCTCCAGACACCGCCTCCTTTGCCCTATCACGAGCCGTATGATCGTTTCTAACGACCTGTTTCCACTCATCTATAAGATCTAATACCTCTGCCCGTTTAAAACCCGTTACAGAGGCAATCTGGGTGGGATTATTACCCTTAAGTAATTCTTCTACCACCTTATTCATGCGATCAAAATGATCAGCTAATTCAATTTCCATAGGCTCTAATTATACTTCTAGTCAACTAAAATATCAACTGGATTTAGCTATTTTATATAGAATTAGATATCCAATTAGATCATCTATATCGTTATCGCCTGGAAATCCTTGAGCATTATTAACTCTATTTAATTTATCGTCAATACGAACCTTCAACTGCTCTACATTGTCCGCCTTTGAAAATATTCTTATTGGGTTCAAGGCGGAATCTCCGTATGACTTATTCTTTTCAACAAGCATCATGGCTACCTGCAGGCAGGCATTTAGTATTTTATCTCCTGATGGGGCTTCCTTAGATACTTTTAATATATTTTCATATGTAGGTTTCATTTTGCCTCCGCATGTGGCTTAGATTCATTAACACTTAATGATGACACTTCTGTATAAATTGCATGTGTAGAAAGATCAGATAATTTATTTACTCCAGTATATGAGCATCCGCTTCTTATCCCGCCCATAATTTGTTCAAAAGTATCTCTAACTAATCCTTTATATGGGACTTTAGTCGTAATTCCTTCATCTACAGAAACCTTACCACGCCAATCAATTTGTGCATCACGACTTGCCATTCCTCTAAATGTTTTATATCCATCAACAACTTTACCTGGAGATTCCTCGGTTCCAGCAAGCATGGATCCTAGCATTACAAGATCTGCTCCTGCGGCAAACGCTTTTACAATATCTCCAGAATTTCTAATACCGCCATCGGCAACAATTAATGTATTAGTCGGATTATGATCTTTATACTCTGCACAATCAATAATTGATTGAAGTGTTGGTGTGCCATGACCAGTAATAATTCTGGTCTTACATGTAGCACCGCCACCAATTCCAACACGGACTGCATCAGCTCCAGCATTTGATAATCTTGCAAAACCGTTTGCCGTGGATACATTTCCAACCATTATATTTATTCCTGGATACCATGCTCTAAGATGTGCCACGGCTTTGATGGCTGCTTCTCCATGACCATTTGCAGTATCAATACAAAACCAATTACATCCAAGTTCAATTGCATCATCAATAAACTGTGTATCAAAACACTCTAATGAAGAAAGACCGACGCCAATACCGTCTTTATTATGTGTCATAATTGCAGCTTGCTCTATTTGAAATAGGCGCTCTGATGTATCCATATACCTATGAATAATTCCTATACCATTATAACTTGATATTCTAGCTGCCATCTCCCATTCACAAACAGTATCCATTGGGGAGGCTACGATAGGAAATCCATATCCATGCATTGATATATCAATATCTGATCTCGTAGCAATATCTGAATGCTGTGGAACAAGCAGGATGTCGTCAAAGCACAGGCTTTTTTCTTCGCTAAACCTAATCATTTAAATCTTTCTATTGTACTTGTGATTGATATCTTTTATCAATACTAAGTGGAACTTCTACTTCTGGATTAATAGAGTATACTTTAAACTTGCCTTCTTGTCCACCCCTAAAAATAAACCAGTCTGTTGGTCTATCCATGCCTACTGATTCAACATAACTACACATTGCCTGAGCACCTTTTTTAGAAATAACATAGCAAAGTGTTGACCAGTCTTGATATGCTATAGATATGATTTCATTGATTTTATAACTTTCTTCATATCTTGGATATTGATTATCATCTATATACACGCTAAACACATCGTAATCATCTGGCACTTGATCAATTAATAATTTATATGATTGTATAAAATTATTTTTAATTAAAGCATCATCTTCAAATATTAATAGGGAATCTAAGTCAGAATTTAAAAGATACTTCCATGCCATATAA